TTTTTCCTTTCTCTTGAAAGATTGCATACATACATTTGAGCACTCGTTCTTGATCGCCGCCATGTAATGATTTGAATGTGCCGTTTTTATTTCTGATTCTGTTCATTTGCTTTCTCCTTAAAATAATTCTTGTTGTTGTGGTTCATCACCTAGTTTTTCTTTTAACTCATTAATAAATTCTTCATCACTAATTTCTTTATCGCAATGAGTAGTGCCACCATAATATTTTGATTTTCTTGCAATCATATAAGATCTGTATCCAGTATCTGTAAGTTTGCTCTTTGCTGGCTTTCCATTTGAATCAAAAACTTCGAGAACGAAATGATCGATAACGTAAGGCATACCACTCTCTGAATATCTTAAATAATCTCTGCTTACTTTGATCGTGTGGCATAGGTTATGCCACACAATCTTTCCAATAGTTTTATATTCTTTATTCATCTGGTTCATTTCCGATATTGTTCAGATCTGTAACGCTGTTGAAATAAACTAGAATTTCGTCAATAGAACTTATCGCAACTCGTAAATTAATTTCGATTGGATTAGATTTTCCATTACAAGTTTTTTCTAGGTTCTGAAATTCTGGAGATCTCAAAAGTAATTCGAGACCTCCTCGAGTTGTATTTAAATAGTTGTATACTGAACTAGATCCAAGATGCCTTAATACTTCTATTGCGTTTGGATTTTCTCCCAATAATTTAATAACTTTATTCATTGCTTGCTTTCTCCTTATAATAGTTTCTATCTTCGAGATGGTAAAACTTATCAATCTTTTTATCTGCTTCACCATCTAACCAATTTCCAGAGATCTCTGCGTTAATAGTTTTATTTAGTTCATCTTCTAAATATGATCTCAGAAAATATCTTGCGTAAGTTTTGCCGTTCTTCTTTTCGATAGTCGGAACAAATGCAGACTTACCCTGTAATTTTAATTTCATTGAAATATCATTCTCATATTGAAAATTAAGATCAGAAATTATTTTTCTTAGTTCTGTTGTTTTGAACATTCTCAAAGCATCTAGGGTGCTTAACCCTAGATGGTGAGTGTTTTGGTGAGTTAAGAACTCTCTTATTTCTTCTTTGATTGACATTGTTATTACCTCCTATGAACAAATAAAAATATAATCGTGGTTTTTTGCGTCATACGTAAAAGTGTGAATTATAGCGTTTTCAACTTCTGGGATACCATCTCTTCGATAGTCATTCCATTTCATCAAAACATATTGAGCTGATACCAAATAATTTTCATTATGATTTATTGAATAATCCCAGTCATGAATTTTTGAGATAAAGTACTCACTATCTCGAACAATAGTCGCTTTTATTCTCGGCCCTTTATGATCTGTTGCACCATAGTATCTGCAACGAATCATAACGCCAGTTTTTAATTTATGAAATTCTTTTGAAAGTATTTCTGATCTGTGCATTTTTGCTTTCTCCTTATAAAAATAAAAGACCAATAGTTACCACTATTCCAGAGAATAAGAGGTAATATTTCATGATCTTGATTGGTAAACTTTCTTGTGTTTCGTCTAGGAGTTGGACAAGTAGTCTTGCTTTCCTCCTAGCCTTTCGAGATCTAAGCCTACTCATAGTGTGACCTTGAGAGTTTTCCACATTCTGGAACAACCAAAAATGTGTATATCTGTTTTACCCTCTTTTCTTGTTTCGATATATTCAAGGGTATTTAAACCAAAGGATTCAATCCAATTTTCCATAATATCTTTATTAGGAATAAGAACTCTATCCCATAACAGACCCAACATTTTTTCATTGATAGTTAAATTAAGCATTTAGCTTTCTCCATTTATTGTTTTTATTACCTATTATTTTACAGCAAAAACAAAATAAAAAAAACACTTTTATTGCATTGATGCACTATTGGACGTTATTGGACAAACTTTTTTTAAGTTGCCGCCGCTTAACCATGATTAGGATCTTGACAGGGTTCCGGATTTCATCGCAAAATCGAGAACAAGAAACATCATGTAGTTAGACTAGGCAATGAATCAAAAGTTAACCAAAAAACAAGAATCGCTTGTTATGGCCGTAGCAAATGGTCACAACATTACCGAAGCTTCCCAGATTGCAGGATATGCAAAGGGAGAAAGTGGCAGAGTCACAGCAAGCAAGACACTTGCACTCCCTCACATTCAACAACGACTATTCCAAGAAGTTCAAAATATGATCGGTCTAAATGCTACGAAATCTCTAAAACAAGTTATCAACTTATCAACCAATGCGAAATCAGAGTATGTCAAACTCGAAGCAAGTAAAGATATACTTGATCGAGCTGGACACAAGCCAATCGACAAGGCCCAACATCAAGTAGTTGGTGATTTCAATATAAAGATCGATCTTAGTTGAGCTCTCGGTGGTGTCGGTTGAGCCAGACCCTCAACTCCGACACGACGCCGATCTCTTCGAGATGCCTAGCCCAACGGCGTCTAGCTTAGTTCTTCGAACAAATGATTTACTTGGTTGTTGCATTGGGTTGTTATTAGATAAACAAAGAATGGTTCTCTGCATAGTCTAACTATGTAAATCTAATTGGTTCGCTTGAGCTATGAATGGCTCCGCTCACCAATGAATATATATCCCCACCGTCCCACCCTATCGTAGAGATTGCAAGGTCGAGGATCTCCCAAGCAATGAGTAACTTAGTTCTGACGAACCAATGTTTATCTTTACCTTTGGCTCTCTAACAATAGCCAAACGTAAACACTAGCTCGTACCTCGCAGGAGTTACGACACACTAGGGGGTAGGCAAAAACTAGACACTACACATACATGAGAAGTGTTTCCCTAACATTTTTAGCTAAAAAAAGCTCGACAAGGTTGTTGGGTTGATGGTAGTTATGGATTTATGTTGATTATCTCAAAAATATTTTTTACTCTGAAAGGTGCAATCATGAGGGTTGGTGTATTAGCATCTGTTCTTCTAAACAGAAAAGGTAAACAAAATGTCGACACCATTGTGGCAGAGAAAGGGAGGGAAGAACCCAAGCGGCGGTCTGAACGAGAAGGGAAGAAAGTCGTACGAAAGGGAGAACCCAGGCTCGGATCTAAAAGCTCCAGTAAAAAAGGGAGACAATCCAAGACGAGCCAGCTTTCTAGCAAGAATGGGGAACGCAAAAGGACCAGAGTACAAGGACGGCAAACCAACAAGACTTCTTCTAAGTCTAAGAGCATGGGGAGCAAGTAGTAAAGAAGATGCTCGAGCAAAAGCTAGGGCGATTAGTAAGCGTAACAAGAGTTCAAAAAAATCTTAGTGGGTGAGAATCCAGAACCAAAGGAGTAACAAATGACACCAGAAGCTAGAAAGAAACAGCTTGAGAAGATGCAGAAAACCACAGCTGGAAAGGCTGGGAAAGCTCTTCAAGATATGTATAACAAAAAGAAAAAGAAGAAGAAGAAAAAGAAGATTGGTCTTTTTGACAGACTAAGAGAAATGGGTAGAAACATTTCATCTACTCTCACCGCACCACAACGAAGGGTTGCAAAAGAGAAGATGGAAAGAAGAATGGAAGCTTCTGGAATAAAATCGCAATCAGGCGAAAGCCGTATGCGAAAAGGCAAGCTCTATGAAACTGCACCAAAAGGAACTCGTAAGACTGGAGAAGATAAGTTTGCTCCACCAATGTCTAAAAGAAAAGCAAGTGGTGAAGATAGATTTGCTCCGAAGGGTGCTGGTGGTAAAGCTAAAAAGTTTATGGAAACTAAGAGTGATACTGTTTCTGATAAGCAAAAGACACTTACACAAACAAACGCTATGAGGGCAAGAAAGGCTAGACTATCTGCACAATCAAATGAAGATAGATTAAAAGCTAAAGCTGATTCTATGAAGGATCGTTCAATTAAGGCGGCTAAAGCAAAAGCTGGTACTGGTGGATCGAAAGCAGAATCAAAAGAACCTTCTACATTCAAAGAAGCATTTAGAATGGCAAGAAAAGAGGGTAAGGCTAAATTTACTTATAAGGGTAAGTCTTATGCCGCCGTTACTATGGACGAAGTAAAGAGAGCCAAGAAACAAGGTAAGATCGAGAAGGCAACTCTTGCCGCTTACCTAAGAATGATGAAAAAGAGGAAAAAGTAATGCCTGGGTATAGTCAAGGACAAGCAATGATTGCTTCACAAGCTGGAGATCCTAAGAAGATTGAGAAAGCTGATTTTGCAAAGTTGCGAAAGAAAAAGAAAAAGAAACAACCTCTTTACGATAAGGTGAAGATGAATGGCAGTTAATGCGGCTGGTAATTATACCAAACCTAAAATGCGTAAAGCCTTGTTCAATCGAATTAAAGCGGCGAATGTTCAAGGCACAGCCGCTGGTAAATGGTCTGCTCGAAAGGCACAGTTACTAGCAAAAAGATATAAAGCGGCTGGAGGTGGGTATACCTAATGATCCAAAAATAGGAACTGGTAAAAAACCTAAAGGATCTGGCAGAAGATTATACACAGATGAAAATCCTAAAGATACTGTTTCTATAAAATATGCAACTGTTGGAGATGCAAAAAAGACAGTAACAAAAGTTAAAAACATAAACAAACCCTATGCTCGAAAGATACAGATACTAACTGTACTAGAGCAAAGATCTAAGTATGGTGGGAAACCAGAGCAAGCTCGAATAGCAAAGATGGCAAAAGTATTTTTAAGAAAGAAACGAAATGAAAAGGTCACAACGTAGTTTAAAAGCATGGGGGGAACAAGATTGGCAAACGAAAAGTGGCAAGAAGTCTTCCGTGACTGGGGAAAGATATCTACCAAAGAAAGCAATACAAGCACTAACAGACGAAGAGTACGCACGAACCACAGCAGAGAAAAGAAAGGCAAAGAAGAAAGGGAAACAGTTTTCTTCTCAACCAAAACAGATAGCAAAAAAGACAGCACTCTATAGGAGGTTCAGTTGAGCTTCATAAATAATCTAAAGCCAGAAGAACATAGAATGTTGCGAAGATTAGTAAAAGAAATACACTTTCAATACTTTGATGAAAAGCATACGAAGTCTTTTGTTACAAACTCGATGCTTGATAGTGTGATAGAAAACATCGGTCCAGAGGTAGCAGAGATTATGATTCGTACTGGAGTGCAAAAAGGTTTGAGTTGATTAATTTTAATTATAAACCTGATGGTAAAACTCTCAAAGACTTCATGAAAGATAATAATTTTTTTCGTGGTATTCGTGGTCCAGTTGGTTCTGGTAAATCTGTTGGTTGTTGTGTCGAAGTATTTAGAAGAGCATTAGAACAAAAGCCAAATAAAGATAAGATACGCAAATCAAGATGGGCTGTAATAAGAAACACAAACCCACAACTCCGAACAACAACTATAAAGACTTGGCTTGATTGGTTTCCTGAAGATGATTGGGGTAATTTTCATTGGAGTGTGCCTTATACTCACCACATTAAAAAAGGTGATTTAGACATTGAAGTTATATTCTTAGCACTTGATAGACCTGAAGATGTTAAGAAACTTCTATCTCTTGAACTAACTGGTATATGGGTTAATGAAGCAAGAGAGATTCCTAAAAGTATTATTGATGCGTGTACTATGCGTGTAGGTCGTTATCCAAGTATGCGAGATGGTGGTCCAACTTGGTCTGGTGTTATTTGTGATACTAACGCACCAGAAGAAGATCATTGGTGGGCGATAATGGCTGGTGAAGTTCCCATACCAGATCATATTCCAAGAGAGCAAGCGACTATGTTAGTAAAACCTGATAACTGGTCTTTCTTTACACAACCAGCGGCAATGGAAGAAAAGCTTGATGATAAAGGTGAAGTATCTGGTTATGAGATGAATAAGCAAGCAGAAAACGCAAGAAACATTCTCGATACATATTATCCAAACCTTATACGAGGAAAGACAAAGAGTTGGATAGATGTTTATGTGATGAATAGATTAGGAATGATTCAGGAAGGTAAACCAGTATATCCTGACTTTTTAGGTGAAACACATATTGCTCAAGAAGAAATACCGATTGCAATGGGTGTACCTTTATATATTGGTATTGACTTTGGATTAACACCATCTGCTGTATTTGCACAGAAAGTTCGAGGTCGATGGTTAGTTCAATCAGAGATTGTAGCTGTTGATATGGGTGTTGTAAGATTTGCAGAACTATTACGACAAGAGATAAGTACTCGATTCAATGGTCTTGATGTGTATATCTATGGAGATCCCGCTGGTGATTTTAGGGCGCAGACAGATGAAACTACACCATTTCAAATACTAAGAGGTGCTGGATTGAAAGCTGTTCCAGCTCCAAGCAATAGTGTTGATTTACGTTTGGAATCTGTTTCTGCACAATTAAATAAAATGGCAGATGGAAAGCCAGCGTTTCTTATTGATAGAAGATGTCCACAACTTATAAAAGGTTTTCAAGGTGGCTACTGTTATAGACGTATGCAAGTATCTGGAGAACGATATGACGATAAACCTGATAAAAATATGTACTCTCATATACATGATGCTCTTCAATATTTGATGTTAGGAGCTGGTGAGGGTAGAACTTTGATTGCTGGTCAAAAGCCAGTAAAAGCTTTCAATGCAAGAAAAGGCTTTGATATTTTTGCAAGATCGCCTAATAATAAGAACAAGACCAGTTTTTGGAACAGATTGTAGGAGAATGATATGTGTTTTGGAGGTGGAAGCTCAAGACCTGAACCAGTAAGCCCAACAGTTACTCAAGAGCAGAAAGAACAAAAAAAAGAAGAAACTCAAAAAAAAGTAGAACGTAGACAAGAAGCTCTTGAAAAAGAGGTTACGCAAGATACCCCAGTCAAAACGCAACTTACTTATGAAATGGGTGCAAAGGCTGGAACTCCAGTTGTACGAGGAAGAAGAGGAAGAAGAGCTTTATACACAAGTGGTAGAGGTGGTATAGGTTATCGTAATCCACTAATGTTTGGATAAAACAATATGGTTCATTCTCCAAATTCAATCGACCTAAAAGATAACGATAAGCTTTTATCTGCTTATATGAAGAAGTATGAAAAAGCTAAATCAATACGACAACGATGGGAACCTTTGTTCAATGAATGTTATGAGTATGCTTTACCTATGCGTGAAACTTTCTACACTTCCGCAAGAGGTGAAAGAAGAGATGAAAGAATATTTGATGAAACGGCTGTTGTTGGAGTCCAAGAGTTTGCATCAAGATTACAATCAGGATTAGTTCCAAACTTTGCAAGATGGGCTGATTTTACTGCTGGTAGTGAAGTGCCAAAAGAAAGTAGAGAATCTATTAATAATGATCTTGATGAAGTTACAGATTATGTATTTGAAGTAATACAGAACTCAAACTTTGCTCAAGAAGTGCATGAGTCATTTATGGATCTTGCTGTGGGTACTGGTGTTCTTCATGTTGCAGAAGGAGATGCTGTTAATCCAGTTAAGTTTACTGCATTACCCTTACCTCATGTTGTTCTTGATGTTGGTCCAGATGATATGGTCGATCATGTATTTAGAGAAAGAGATATGCCTTTTGGTCATATTCCAATCGTGTATAGAGATATGGAACAAATGCCAAAGCTTATAAATGCAATCAAAACAAATCCTGATGCAGAAGCAAAGGTTCTTGAAGTTGTATGTAAAGATTATTCAAAGATAAATGAAGATGCGTATTTATGTTTTGTATTTGAAACAACAACTAAGTGTGTAATTAAGAAAGAACAATTCAAAGGAACTGGTAGTAATCCATTTATATGTTTTCGTTGGAGCAAAGATCCCGGTGCGGTGTATGGTCGTGGACCACTTGTTAACGCATTGAGTGCGATAAAAACTACTAACCTAACAATAGAACTTGTTTTGGAAAATGCACAAATGGCTATATCTGGAGTGTATCAAATGGATGATGATGGTGTTATCAATCCAGATACAATCAACTTAGTGCCTGGAACTGTTATACCTAAAGCACCAAACTCTGCTGGGTTACAACCAGTTCAAGCTGCTGGATCATTTGATGTAGCAAATTTGATTTTATCTGATATGCGATTGAATATTAAGAGAGCATTATATAATGATATGCTTGGTAATCCTGATAGAACACCAGCTACAGCTACTGAGATAGCAGAAAGAATGGCTGATCTAAGTAGACGTATAGGATCTGCTTTTGGAAGATTACAAGCAGAATTGGTACAGCCAGTATTACAAAGAGTTGTTCACATTCTCAAAAAACAAAACAGAATAAAAATACCAGTAATTAATGGTAGGCAAGTAAAAGTACGATCTGTTTCACCATTATCACAAGCACAAGCCAATGCTGATATAAGTGCTGTTGCTAGATTTCTTGAACTTACACAAGCAAGATTTGGTCAAGAACTAACAAACATTCTTATCAACTCAGAACAAACAGCTACATATTTAGCAAAGAAGTTTGGTGTTCCTGATAATTTAGTAAGAGATTTAGAAGAAAGAAAAGAGATAATAAGAGTTGCACAACAAATGCAGACAGCGATGCAAAACCAACAAGGAATGATGCCAAATGAACAAACTAACCAAAACTGATAATCCACAAGTAACTGGACTAGATGGATTTCCAAGAAATAAAAATTTAGAAGAAGAGATATCTTTAAATTTTACACACCTCTTTTCATCACCAACTGGTCAAGCTGTATTGCAATATTTGAGAAGTGTAACAATAGAAGCTGTTCATGGATCAGCAGTTACTAATGATGTTTTACGTCATGCAGAGGGTCAGCGATATATTGTTGGATTGATAGAAAGACGTATGCAACATGGTCATAAAACAAGGAAAGGTTAATAATGGAAGATCAAGTTCAAGAAGATGTTTCACGTGAAACAATAAGTGAAGAACAACCAGTAAACTCTATGGGCGAAAGACCTGATTGGTTGCCTGAAAAATTTAAGAGTCCAGAAGATTTTGCTAACTCATATCATAATCTTGAATCGAAGATAGGACAGAGTAGAGATACTATTAGAGATGAAGTATTAGCTGAGATAGAAAGTGAAGCTTATGCTGATAGACCTGAAAGTGCTGGTGATTATTTATTACCTGAATCACTTGATCCAGAACTAGCACAAGATAATCCTATGCTCGATTGGTGGGCTGACCATTGTTATAACTCTGGAATGAGCCAAGATGAATTTGAAAAAGGCATTGAGATGTTTGGTGAGCAGATAGGAGCTGACTATGATGCTGATGCTGAGATTGCTGATCTTGGAGATCATGCAGAAGAAAGAATAGAAGCTGTTGGATTGTTTGTAGATCAGATTGTTCCACAAGAAAGTCATTTGAGAGAAACAATAGATGACTTTTGTTCTACATCAGAAGGAATACAAGTTGTTGAGTTGCTTATGTCACAAATGCAACAAACACCATTTTTAGATGGAACACAACCAGTACAAGTTTTGAATGAAGCAAAATTAAAAGAAATGATGCAAGATCCTCGATATTATGGTCATAATAAAGATATGGATTTTGTGCGTAAAGTAGATGAAGGATTTAGAAAGATCTATGGCTAAGAAAAAAGTAAAGAAACCGATAAAGTATTGACATACATCAGAAGAGGTAATCTTGAGTTTCGACCATGTGTTATTTCTGATGTTGATATTATTGTCGATAATATGCGTTTACCTGATATCAGGGAGTGTGCATTGGTTGGGGTTACACCTAAAGTAGCACTCCATGTACCTTTTGTAGAAGATGGATCAAAAGGATTTACAATCACACACAAACAGAAACCAGTTGCTATGTGTGGTGTTACACCATTAGATGATTACAACTATCGTGGTAAGATATGGTTTCTTGGAACTGATGATATAGATAATATTGCAAAATCTTTTTATAAATATAGCAAACTTATACTCAGATTTTTATCTTATGAATATGATTATGTTGAAAATTATGTGCCAGTAGATCATGAAAAAACTATTAAATGGCTACAATGGATAGGGTTTGAAATAGAAAAACAACAATATTTTGTAGATGAATACGAGTTTTTGAGAGTTTTTTATTGCAATCCTGAGAGAATTGAGTGTAATAGTAAGTTAAGTGAAAGACCCGTACTGCATTAGAGAAGCCCTAAATGGATAACTTTTATGACAAATGCAAAGGACAATCGGAAGCGTAAATTGTAACTTAACTTTAAGGAGCTGAATAATGGCAAATACAATAGATACTGCCTTTATCAAACAGTTCGAATCTGAAGTGCATCTTGCTTATCAACGTATGGGATCAAAGCTAAGAAATACTGTACGCCAAGCAAACAATGTAACTGGAAACACAGTTCGTTTTCAGAAGATTGGAACTGGTGCGGCTACAACCAAGTCACGAAATGGCTTGATTACGCCGATGGAATTAGCACACACAAATGTCGAAGCAACAATGAGTGACAAATATGCCGCTGATTATATCGACAAATTGGACGAGCTAAAAACCAATATCAACGAAAGACAAGCTGTTGCAACTTCTGCGGCGGCGGCTCTTGGTAGAGAAACAGATAACATTATCTATACAGCAATGGATAGTGGTGCTAACTCAACTCAATTACATGATACAAGTTCAGCTGTTCAAAAAGCTGATTTGTTATCTGCATTTGAAACATTTGGCACAGCTAACATTCCTGAAGATGGTGGTCGATATATTGCTATGCACCCAAAAGGATATGCTGACTTATTTAATATAACTGAGTTTGCATCATCTGATTTTGTTGGTGAGCAAAACCTACCATTTGCTGGTGGTATGACTATGAAAGAATTTCTTGGGTTCAAGATCTTTTCAACTGCGGCTATTACGGCTGGAAAGAACATGGCATATCATACAACCGCTGTTGGTCTTGGTGTTAACTCTGATGTTCAGACAGAAGTAAATTATATTGCTGAAAGAGCATCACATCTTGCAACATCTATGATGTCTATGGGTGCTGTTGTTATTGATGACAATGGTGTCTATGAACTCTTAGATAATAATACATAGGAGGTATTAATATGGCTTATAGTGCCGCTGGTTTATCATTGGATTCAATGAGTTCAAACAAAAGAACATTCTCCTATACAACAACTGATGCTATTGGAACTGTTAATAATGCTGGTTACTTTAATGATGCTGTAAACATGATTAGAGTTGGTGACGTTATTCTAGTGCATGATAGCAATACACCTACACATCATTGGTGTGTTTGCGTATCAAACAATGGTACAGCTGTTGATATATCAGATGGTCAAGTAATCGCACAAACAGATGGCGATTAATAATGTCTAGCACAGCGGCAGATAGTTCGATTGATATTTGTAGTCGAGCATTGATTCTGATCGGAGCTGAACCGATTACCTCTTTTACAGATGGCACAACAGAATCTTTGGTAGCTTCAAATCTTTATGAGGACATCTGCCGTTCTGCACTTCAAAACTGTAGATGGCGATTTGCTACAGATCAAAAAGTTTTAAATAGAAGAACTGATGCACCAACTGGCAGATATGATTTTGCGTATCAATTACCAAATGATAATTTGATAGTTCATGCCATAACTGTAAATGATAATCTTGTAGAGTATCAAATATATGGTGATATGGTTTATGCTGATACAGATCAAGCAGATACTGTTATAGCTGATTATACATTTCGACAAACTGAAGAAAATTTCCCAGCATATTTTACAGTAGCATTACAGTATGCTTTGGCATTGGCATTTGCATCATCGATTGCAAGAGATGCAACAATGGTAACACAAATGTCTGCACTTGCAGATAGAGCTATGATGAAAGCTCGAAGTGTAGATTCACAACAACAAACAACACGAAAGCTAGTTTCGACAAGATTTATTGCTGAAAGGAGGAGTTAATGCGAAAAGCAAAAGTTCCTCTAACTAACTTTCAGTTTGGAGAAATAAGTCCTAGTTTAATATCAAGAACAGATACAAGGGTATATAATAACTCTGCTCAAAAGATTGAAAACTTTTTTTTAAGAGCAGAAGGCGGTGTAATAAAAAGAGCTGGCTTATCAAAACTATATGAGTTTGACACAAGTATTGATACCTCTAAAGTACAGCAACATAGATTACTACCTTTTATTTTTTCTGATGATGAAAGATATATTATTTCTCTTGAGCATCAAAAGATTAGAGTGTTTCAGATAGCAACTAATAATACTGTATCTTTAGCAACAACAATTACTCAAGATGCAAATAGTGCTACCTTACCTTTTACTCATGATAATATTCATGAAGTTACTTATGCACAATCTGGTGATGTTATGTTTATTGCTCACCAAACATTTATGGTTCGAAAGCTTACAAGAACTGGTCTTACATCATTTCAAGTAGAAACAAAAACATTTGATACACAATCTGCTGGTGCAAAAATATATCAACCATACTTTCAGTTTCAAGATTTAGGTGTTACTCTCGATCCTTCTGCATCTTCAGGAAATGGAATTACACTAACAACAAGTGCGGCTTATTGGGATTTAACTGGTTCACAATCAGGTGGCAACTATCCTGATTCAAAACACGTTGGTGTTACAATAAAGTATCACGATCAAGAAATTACAATTACATCAGTACAATCAGCAACTCAGGCAACTGGTAATGCTTTAGCAACTTTGAAAAAAAGATTAACTGTTGATTCATTTAGAACAGATAATGGTGTGGCAACTGTAACTGTTACTCTTGCTAATCATGGATTTTCTGCAAGTGATGCTTTTACTATATCAAGTGCTAATAGTGTTGGTGGTATTTCAGCTGGTAATTTAAACGGATCAAGAACTGTTGCTGAAGTAATTGATGATAATACTTTTACATTTACTGCTGGTGCTAATGCAAATGATTCGGCGGCTGGTGGTGGAACACCATTTTTAGAAACTCATGCTCCAGCCACTAACTGGTCAGAACAATCATATTCTGCACTAAGAGGATTTCCAGGTGCAGTAACTTTTCATCAGAATAGATTATGGTATGGGGGAACGATTGCTCAACCTGATGGATTATGGGCTAGTAAGTCTAATGAGTTTTTTAACTTTGATATTGGAACTGGTGCAGATAATGATTCGATTGATATTACTGCCGCAATCGGTGAAGTAAATACAATTAAACATTTAGTATCAAATAGAGATTTACAAGCATTTACATCTACAGATGAATTTATTATACCAGCTTTTGTTGAGAAGCCTACAACCCCTACAAATGCTACAATCAAAAGACAAACACCTTTCGGTTCTTCTTTTGTAAGACCTTATGTGTTTGATGGTGCAACTGTATATGTTCAAGGATCTGGTAAGATTATAAGAGAGATGTTATTTGATGATGGTCAGCAAGCATATACTGGACAACCTATTTCATCACTTGCATCACATCTTATCAATACACCAATACAAGCAAGTACTCTTGCTGGTGGAATAGATCGTGCTGAAAGTTATTATTTTCTAGTAGATGCCGATGGAACTCTCGGTGTTTTTAATTCTAATCGAGGTGAGCAAAGATATGGTTGGACACAGTTTACAAGTCAGGGATCATTTCATTCTATTTGCACAGTTGATACAAGAGTGTATGCTGTAGTAAAGTTTGACAGAGGTGGAGGAACAAATAAATATATTCTCTGCGAGTTTGATAGTACTTTTAATACTGATATGGCTAAAACATATTCTGGTAGTAACGGAGTATTCGATGTTAGTGCCGACTTCACAAATGGTGCAGTCCTTGATGTGGTCAGCGGTACTCATTATCTTGGTCAGTTTACTGTGGCTAGTGGCAACATCGATGTATCGGCTGTGGATAACTCTCTTTCATCAGCAGAAATAGGATTTAAGTTTGATGTAACACTTACAACCAACCCAATAGACACAGTTGGACAAAGTGGTGCTATAACTGGAGAGCCAAGAAGTTTGAACAAAGTTATTGTTGATTTAAATTCTACTTTATCAGTTTCTGTGAATACAAAAGATTTAATTATACGACAAGTGACAGATGATTTAAGTCAGGCTCGAACACCAGTTACTGGCAAGAGAGAGTTTAGATTATTGGGATATAGTAAAGATCCACAAGTAACAATAAGTCAATCTGCACCTCTTTCGTTACAAGTCAATTCATTAATAGCAGAGGTAACATTCTAATGAGTATATTTACAGCTCTTGGAGTTTTAGGTTCGGTATTGAGTGCAAGTGCATCTATTGCTCAAGGTAAAGAAATAAAAGCACAAAAAGAAGCTGAAGCTCGTCAGATAGAACAAGAACGACAACAAACAATCATTAATA